ATTGGCGGGTACATCCGGAGTCGCAGCAGAACGCACTGAGGGGCGTTCTAGCAGAGGTTGGCATCGCGGACGCAGTCTTAGCTAGGGAAACGAAAGACGGCTTACAACTCATTGACGGGCATCTACGGGCTGACATTGATCCATCTCTTGAGTGGCCGGTGTTGGTGCTTGACGTTACAGAAGAAGAAGCGGACAAGATACTCGCGACGCATGATCCGCTCACGATGATGGCGGAAATAGATACTGGCGTTTTGGATGAGTTATTGAGCAGCGTCACGGCAGAGAACGAATCCACAAAACAAATGCTCGCCAATCTGTCCACGGACTCGGGGATAAATCCACCAGACTTCCAGCCAGTAGGTGAAGACGAACAGGGGCGACTCGACCAAAAGGCACCGATCGTCTGCCCGAATTGCAATTCTGAGTTTGTACCGAAATGACGTCGAGACTGAAACTTGATTGGTGTAGCCACGAGGCCGCAAAATACGCTGTCGAGAAGTGGCATTACAGTAAGACAATGCCAGCCGGGAAACTTACAAAGATCGGAGTATGGGAGGATGGACGCTTCGTCGGATGTGTTATTTTTGGTCACGGTGCAAACAATAACATCGGTTCGCCTGTTGGATTCAAGCAACTCGAAGTCTGCGAGTTGGTAAGGATTTCACTAGCGAAACACGAAACGCCAGTAAGTCGCATAGGTGCAATCGCGATGAGGATGCTCAGAAAACACTCGCCAAGACTAAAGCTGGTGGTGTCATACGCAGACCCAGCGCAGGGGCATTATGGAGGCATCTACCAAGCGATGGGGTGGTGTTACGTTGGGAGGTCACAACCCCAGAGGCGACTGCTCGTCGGCGGAAAATTTGTTCACAAGCGCGCAGCATCGTCTAAATGGGGGACCACATCACCGGAAGCAATATCTGTGGCGACTGGACTTACTGCCAAGTATGGTCCATTGGAATGGAAATACGTGTATTGGTTATCCCTGAGAAATGACAATAAAAATAAATTGCGGGGCATGAAAATGCCATATCCAAAACGTGATGTAATACCTTGTGAAATGTCGAAATGAAGCCAGAACTTAAACTCGACTGGTGTTCACATGACGCTGCGAAGTATGCAGTCGAGAAGTGGCATTATTCCAAAACGATGCCCGTCACCAAAACGGCCAAGCTTGGTGTCTGGGAGGGCGGCGAGTTTAGGGGCGTGGCCATTTTCACGAGTGGCGCGGCTGGCGTCAGATGGATCGGAAAGACGTTTGGCATGCCGCAGCAAAGCGTGTGCGAACTTCAGAGGGTGGCACTTCGCAACCATGCCTGGGAAGTCAGCCGTATAATCGCAATAGCAATTCGGATAATGAAGAAATCGTTTGGCGGACTGCGGCTTGTCGTGTCTTATGCTGACCCACACCAAGGGCATGACGGCGGAATCTATAAAGCTGGCGGATGGATTTATGTCGGGCGAAGTTCAGCAACGCCAGACTACTTCCACAAGGTAACAGGGAAAAAGATTCATTCCAGAAGCATAACCAGACACGGATGGGTTCGCAGGTTTGGGAAATTGGGATACCAGTATAAAACGGAAGACGTTCGCATGGTTCCGAGAGAAGGCAAACACAAGTATTTCATGCCACTGGATGACGAAATTCGATCTAGGGTGGAACTGTTGCGACGTCCGTACCCCAAGCGCGTGCGAAGTGTAGCAAGCGACACGCCTATCAACCAGATAGGAAAGGGCGGTGCAATTCCGACCCGCACGCTTTCAAACGTGGCAGATTGATAAATGGCGAAACACGACGACCTATACAAAGCGAAAGACTCACTCGAAAAGAATCTGCGCGAAGTTAACAAGTTCCTCGCAGCCGACAAGGTTGCAAAGAACCGCGAGTCGTCGAGAGTCTATGCAAGAGAACAGTCAATCGTTGAACGCGAGATTGGCGGGATTCCCGACGTCAAAGACTGGCCGCGACGAAAGGCTTCGAAGTACGACCTGCGGCAGCACTTGGAAACCTACAACAGTTTCGAGTTCGAGTTGTCATGGAGCAAGGCACACCTGTTGCTGCTCGATTCATTGCAGCGTGCAATCCTAGAGGGACTGCTACAACTGATCGTGTTTCCGCGAGGCAGCGGCAAGACATCCATCGCCCGTCGCTGCGTTGAATGGGGAACGCTTCACGGCCACATAACTTTTCCAATGTTGTTCGGCGCAGAAGATTCCAAAGCGAAGCAACACCTGTCAGCGATCAAGGCTGACTTGCTGAAGAACGACTTGCTGAACGACGACTTCCCTGAAATCTGTTATCCGATACGAAAGACAGAAGGCATAGCGAATCGCGCGAACTATCAAACGTGCAGATGGAAGCCGACTGACTTGAAGTGGGGCACTCAGATAATTTACCCGACAGTCGACGAATCGATAGAACGAAAGAACGCAGGTGCGATCATCGGCGTCGGAACCATCACGGGCAGTTCGGCGCGTGGCCCGCTCATAAACAACAAGCGACCCGACTTTGCGTTGATTGATGATCCGCAGACGCGATCGAGTGCGAAGTCTCCGCAGCAATGCGTCGACCGTGGGCAGATTGTTTCCGGCGACATCATGGGCATGTCTGGACCGAACAAGAGAATCGCGGCGGTGATGACTGGAACGGTAATTTACAAAAACGACCTAATTGAAGAATTCCTTGACAGGCAGGAGCATCCAGAGTGGCACGGCATCAAGGTTTCAATGTTATCGTCGCTGCCGAAGAATCTCGGCAAGTGGGACGATTGGTGGGACATCATGCGGCGGTGTCTGGATGAAGAACGACCGACCACAGAAGCGCATGATTTCTACAAAGCGAACCGCGAAGAAATGATCGAAGGCGCGGACCACTATTGGGAAGAACGAATCACACCGGGGTTCGTTGACTGCTACGAATCCGCGATGGCTCTTTTCTACAGGGACCGTTCGACGTTCGCCAGCGAGTTCCAGAACGATCCGCTCGACACGATCGACAACGAAGCAGGCATGCCGGTGTTCGACGATCTGAATAAGCGAGTGTCACCGATCAAGCGACGAACGATTCCAGAATGGACAGAGCGACGCACGGCTTTCATCGATGTCCAGAAGAAACTGCTATACCATCTTAGCTGTGCATGGAAGCACGACTTCACCGGTTGCGTGATCGATTACAACTCATGGCCCGATCAGCGTCGACAATACTATACATTGAAAGATGCGAAGCGAACCATCTTCCAGCGCAAGCCGGGCGCGGGATACGAAGGTGCGTTGTATCACGCTTTGAATCAAGCGATGGACGAGATTGAAGCGATGGACAACGCGATGCCGCTGGAACGTGGCATGGTCGATGCGAACTATGCCGAAAGCCGAGACATCGTTCTGCGTGTCTGCCGAGAACGGAAGGGCGGAATCTGGTTGCCGAGTTTCGGGATAGGACACGGTGCGACCCGCAAACCATTCGGAGAACGGACGAGGCGACCGGGCGATCAGATTGGTTTGAACTGGCGGATGCCGGGAGTAGGGAAACAACATCGGCAGCGACAGGTTCAGTACGAAACGAACTATTGGAAAGCGTTCGCCGCTGAACGATTGCGGGTTGCGGTCGGTGATCCAGGTTCGCTTGTTGTATTTGAATCGCGTTCACATCGCCTGCTGTGGGAACAACTCCACGCAGAGTATGCGACACTGGTCGAGGCGGAAGGTCGGCAGGTATTGCAGTGGTCTTTAAAACCTGGGAATCCCGACAACCACTTTCTCGATTGTCTCGTCGGCAACTGCGTCGCGGCTTCTATGTTAGGTTGTGCTGTAGCGGGCGCAGGCGGCGAACCGTCACGAAAACGGAAGCGGGTTCGACTGTCCGAACTTGCCAACAAATGATGACGAAAGAACAGCCGACCGGACTTCAATGCCCGAGTTGTAAAGCGCCTTTCTCCAAAGTCTACTGGACCGCACCGCGCAACGGATTCCGAAGTCGCGGTCGTGAATGTCTAATCTGCCGACATCGTTTTGCGACGAAGGAAGTTCTAGTCGGAGGCAACACCGCAACGGATAAAGACAAACAATAAGCGACTGCTCGGCATATATGGAGTCGCTTTGCTTAATCGCTTCCGTTTCTATAGAACTGCGGACTGTGCGTTGCTATTCTTTACGCATGGCAGAAATCACACAGACCGAAGTCGAAGATCTCGCGAAAGAACCATCGTCGGCAAGTGCCGGAGGTCGGTCAGCTACAAATCGCGGGCCGAACGAATTGCTTGAAGTAAAACGAAAGCTGGACGCCGACACGGCGGCAGCGGCAGGTACATTCGGGATTGTTCTGAATCGCTTCAAGCCGGGGGATGCCGTGGGATGATGTGGCCGTTCGGTAAACGTAAAGCACCCGCATCCGTTCGTGGTTCATACGACGTCGCTCAGACTACGGACGAAAACACAAACCACTGGCGATGGACTGACGATCTTTCGCCAGATCAAGCGAACTCGTCAAGCGTCCGTAAGACTATCCGCGAGCGTGCTCGTTACGAGACGGCAAACAATACATACGCCAAGGGAATGTTGCTGACTCTAGCAAACGACACGGTCGGGACCGGTCCACGGCTGCAAGTTCTGACACCCGACCGCGACGTCAACGCCCAAATAGAGATGCGATGGAACGAATGGTCGGATGAAGTTCGACTTGCTGAGAAGCTATGGACGCTGAAATTATCCAAAACGCTAGACGGCGAATCGTTCGCGCATTTAGTAACGAACACAAACCACCGAAGCCCGATAACGCTCGATCTGGTATTGTCAGAAGCAGAACAATTCGCGACACCGTTTAACGCTGGCAGTCTGTTATCGTCAGAGGTTGACGGCATCACGCTCGACGACTTTGGAAATCCTGTCACCTACCACCGTTTGCGTTCGCATCCCGGCGACCTGTCGCTGGTCGATTTCACAGCGGACAAGATTCCAGCGTCGCAAGTCATCCACCTGTACAGAACAGATCGGCCGCAACAGCATCGCGGCGTTTCTGAAATCGTGTCGGCGTTGCCGCTTTATTCAATGCTTCGACGATTCACGCTGGCGACCATCGCAGGTGCTGAAACGGCAGCAGACATCTCCGCGATCCTACACACGCAAGCGGGAGCAGTCGCAGCACCAGACGCGATTGACGCACTGGACCGAGTTCCGATTGCACGCCGCGCCATTCTGACGATGCCGGAAGGCTGGGATATAACGCAGTTCAAATCGGAAACTCCCGCGACCACTTACCAGATGTTTAAGCATGAGATCGTGAATGAAATCGCACGCTGTCTGAACATGCCATACAACATCGCCGCATGCAATAGCGCGGGCTACAACTACAGCAGCGGCAAGCTGGACCATCAAATCTACTACAAAACGATTCGAGTTGAGCGAGCGTATTTCGAACGCGCCGCACTCGACAAACTGCTTTCCGAATGGACTCGCGAAGCGTCACTCGTTCCCGGTTTCTTTCCAAGCGAATTGTTGTCACTTCCGCATCAATGGAACTGGCCGGGAAATGAACCGCTGGACCCTGCGAAAGAAGCGAACGCACAGCGGACGCGACTAGAAATGGGAATGACGTCTTATCCAGCCGAGTATGCGAAAGACGGCAAGGATTGGGAAGTCGAACAAGTACGACAAGCGGAGTCGCTAGGGTTGGACGTTGAAACCTATCGACTGCTGCTAACAAGTAAGCTGTACGGAACAGCCATGACGCAACCATCCCCCGGAGTCGTGGAAAATGAAGAACAAGAAGAACCAGAAGAATGACCGGCGTGCTGCACGAAAACAAAGACGAGTCAACGCACGATTGCGGGACATCGGAGACATTCAACCGATAATAAACAACATATCGTTCGCTGCTGATATTTCGATCGCTGCTGGCGAAGATGACTCGTCCCCCGCAACCATCAACATCGCCGCCTACAATGGCGGAATGATGTCCGTGCCGGGCTTCGGTGCGGTCGTTGTCGACCTGAATGGATTGCAAGCGAAAGACTCTATTCCAATACTCGCGGACCACGACAACCGTCTGTCTGCTGTTATCGGCGCAGGCAAGCCGGACAACCGTGGTCAGCAGTTGCACATGAGTGGAACAATTAGCCGGTCAAGTTCCATCGGCCAGCAAGTGATTGAACTGTCCCGCGATGGCGTGCAGCTTCAAGCGTCTATCGGGGCGACTCCAGTTACAACTAAACGAGTGCGAGCAAACACGCCTATATCGGTAAACGGTCGCACGATCCGTGCCTCGTCCTCGTTCCTTTTGATTTCCGAAGCGAAACTTCGCGAAGTGTCTATCGTTCCCGCTGGGGCAGATGACACAACAACCGTCGAAATCGCAGCATCTTTATTATCACCGGAGTTAAGCGATATGAACTTTCAAGATTGGATTAATGCCCAAGGCTGGGACGCAGACAACCTGTCCGAAAACCAGTTGACACTTTTGCGCTCAACGTACGATGCGAACAATGATGACACTGACGAGCAACCAGTGGAATTGAAGGCAAGCGACGAGAACGAAGCGACACCCGAAACGGTTACCGCTGACATTCGCGCCGCTGCTGCTGCCGAAGCGACACGTATCAACAATATCCGAACTCTGGTTGCGATCAAGCCGGAATACCAAAGTGCGGAAGTTGATGGCGTGTCGATTGAGGCACACGCCATCTCTAGCGACTGGACTGCCGAGCGAACCGAACTGGAATTGCTTCGCACCACTCGATCCAAAGCACCAGCAGCACACGTCAATGGAAGTGCAACGACCGAGACGGTCGAGAATCTTCAGGCGGCAATGCTTCTTCGCAGCGGCGTCAATCTCAACTCGTCCGCATGGAAATCACAGCAAGCAATCGCGATGAAGATTCCTTCATGGCTGCGTGCTGGAGTAAACGACGACCAGTGTCAACGGGCACTCGAAACGGGTCACAAGTATTCGTCGATGAGTGCTGTCGATCTTTGCAAGACTGCTTTGCATATTCAAGGTCGAACCATTCCGATTGATCGGCAGGAAATGATTCAGGCTGCGTTCAGCACGCAAACGCTGACCGACATCTTCACCACGAACGTGAACGCCGTGCTGCTGTCTTCTTTCATGGAGGCAATTGACACGACCGGCGGTTGGACATCCACTGCCGACGTTGCCAACTTCCTGACTCTGGAACGTCCGCGAATGGCGGTTGGTCCCGGTCTGTCGAAGTTGTCGCGAGGATCGGAAGCCGAGCATGTTGTGCGATCCGATTCGAAAGAGTCTTACAAGATCGCTCGTTATGCAAAGCAATTC